TGTTTCCAAATACTTATTCATTATTTACAGGTATAACTTTGGATAATGTAAGTGGGCATGATAGTGACTTGAATACTTCACTTGTATCTACATTATCTACATATGATTCTACCGGGGGTACAGCACTTAGTGACGGTGAATATATTACTTCACTTAGTCCACCAGATGTTTCTGAATTAACGAACGAAATTGCGACAAATAAGTCCAATTACAAAAATGCGATTGCTAGTTTAAATCAAGATTTTTTAGATGCCACAGATGATAATAATACAATAAATAATAATGATATTACGAGTTATATAGAAAAACAAGAAGAAATAGAAGAACTAAAGATTATCAACGATACTTTACAGTTTCGTCTTGACTTGGCAAATCAACAACCGAGTTTATTTCTTTTTTTAGTATGGTCCATTATATTTTTATTTTTATTTTATTGTTTGATGATGTTTTTAGTAGATGACGCAAAAGAACTAAATATGCCAACAAAAGTAATCCTATCTTTGGCATTTTTATATATTGTCTATCAATGTATTATCAATATTGTGGATTATTTTAAATATTAGTATAAATAATCAAAACATACATTATATGACATTGATCCAAAACAGAAAAATATCTATAATTCTATCATTAGCATTTTTTATTATTATAGTTATAATAATACAAATATCTCAATCTTTCAAAGAAGGTAATATATTTAAAAAAATTAAAAAATCAGTGAAAAAAGTAGAAAAAACGGTTAGTTCCGATATAACAAAGGTGACAGATTCTGTTGAAACCGTGGTGGCAAATGTAGAAAATGCAGTTACTAATGTTGTTTCAAGTGCTCCATCAACCACAAATGATACGCCCCCTCCACCTCCTCCTCCACCTCAGCCAGCAACATTTCAACATTTTTCGTGTAGCGATTATAGTGTTCTTGAAAACGGTTTTAAGTGTGATAATGCGGAAATGCGTAACGACGATGGTAATGGAACTGTATATTATCAAGATTTCACTTGTAACGATTATAGTGTTTCAGGTACTGGATTTTCTTGTGATAATCCAGTTATGACAGATGTATTATATGGTAGTGGTCTTTCATCTTCGTATATAGATTTTACTTGTAATGATTATACAATCACACAAACTGGATTTACTTGTGAAAATGTTGTTATGAACCCAGAAACTTAAAAAGAATATAATATAATATATAGGATGCGTTCTAAAAAAGTAGGTATTTTAAATACTTTCTTATGTTTATGTTTATTGATATTTGTATTGGTCTTTATACAAATGAATAATCAAATACGAGAATCTGTAGATGACGATACGGACGATGATACAACTGTGGATGGTTCTGATAATATACCAGGAGTTTCCATGTATCAAGATTTTGCTTGTAGTGATTTTAACTTAACACCTAACGGGTTTTCATGTGCAAGGGTCGTCATGCTTGATGCAACATCTAAATATGACCCGTCATCCAATTCAGATGATGAATATTCCGATGATGATGAATCCTCTGATTAAATCATCCAACTAAAATAATCCAAATAAAATCAATATTATATATATATGATAATATCCAAAAAAATTGGAATCTTAAACACAATTTTATGTTTAAGCTTAATGGTGTTTATAGTTATATTTATACAAATGAATCAACCATTTAGAGAAGGAGCAGATTCAAACGACAAAAATGGCGTATATTTTTTCAATAGTTTTACATGTTCAGATTTTAATTTAACACAAGATGGTGGATTTGAGTGTAATGGAATCGTAAGTGATAATAACGAAGGTAGTGAAAATCCATTAGGAGATGATGTAGGTGGTATCTATTATTTCAAAAGTTTTTCTTGTAATGATTATACAATATCACAAGATGGCGGATTTACTTGTAATCAAATTATAATGAATAATAGTCCTACTTCCAGTTAAATAGATTATAATATAATTATATTATAATATATGAGTAATCCTTCTTACAATTCGACGAAAGTAGCACAATTTTTAAATGCAAAACAAGCTTATTATGATGCCAAAAACAATTATATGACTGCGTTAACTACGTTTAATACTCAATTGAATACATTAACTGACTCACATAAAGAGGCAAAAACGAATTCAAAATTTGAATTTAATCCAGAATATAAAGATGCTGGTGGAGGTGAGACTACTTTTAATGAATTTCTAACAAAAGAAGGCGTTGTTATCTACAAAGACGGTCAAGCATTATCAGATGCATCCAAAAATGTTTTAAATAATTCAAAACAATATGTTTCCGAATTACAAATGAGTGATGTTAGTTACAGTGGAAAAGTGAGCAATACAGTAGTACAAATGGGATTAAATGATTTAGCATTTAATCAAGATGGTGGTTTAAGAGAGGTATATCAAATTCCTACTTCATCCACACCTGTTATAGACAATAGTCCCAGTGCAGGGTCATCAATGCCACCCAAAACATGCGATATTAATTTTCTCTACGCGTGTGATTCTAATGCAAAATTAAATAATATGCCTTATTATGGTATTGCTGACAAAGATGGCAATTCTTGTCAATGTTACACATTTACAGATTCAAATAAACCAAGCACAGTTGTCACGCCTACAATTACAACGGCTACAATAGATACCATAAATGGTAATGATGTATCAACCGGCATATCTTATTTGGGTTTTTTGTTTGATGGCTCATTATATGCATTGAAGCAACAAAATTATAGTGATAACTTTTCCGATTTATATAATGTTGATTCTTCAAACATGATTGAATTAAATCATGAAAATAAAATTACAACGTGTAATCCATTTACAGGTTCTGGTGTAAATAAAATTACATTTAATTCATTAGGTGAAACAATATGCGAAGCTTCATAATTTTTTAAGTTTTTTACTATATATAATATTATGAATAATATATAGTATATATGTCTATTTTTTACAATATTGAATCGAAAAGTTGTATGACAATGGGTACATATGGAAACAATGTAGATGGAGCGCCCGTTGTATTGGAAGATTGTACCAATGTGGTTGGTAACTCAGAAAATTTATTGGATTCTACTGGAAGTTACCAAATACAATATAATAACACTTGTTTACAACCTTCTACTAGTAAAACGGATTCTGGTAATACTTATTTAAAATTTGGATCTTGTGACAATAATTCCAGTTATTTTGAAATTACAGATATGAATGCAAACACAAGTAAAACTATATCAACCGATGCGATTACAACAACAGATGTGTATATATTGTATAATGATAATACAAGTTCTTATTTAAATGGTACTTCAAATAATGAAGGATTAATGTTAACAAAAAGTTTATATAGTGGTTATAGTGTAGATGATTCTGGTGATCCAACCACATTAAAAACCGCTTATAACATGATGATAAATACATCCGAAAGTTCTATCAATGCCGCATTTGGAAATATTGTTCGTGATTTGGCAAAAATGGAATTGAATTTAACGGGTTCAAACGAATCAAATAATGAAATATGGAATGCTGGTAATAATTTAGGTAATTGTACGACCACTAGTTGTAGTAATAATAGTACCATGTATGATAATTGGGCAACATTAGTTCAAGCTTTGGTAAATGCGGGATATGGAACAAGTGGTTATACTGGAAGGTCTGCTTATTCAAATACATATTTTACCCTTTATAATATGACTAAAGAAGATGGTTCTTCTTTAACCGTTCAAGATTTGATGGCGAGTGATATAAATGTAATTTGTAATATGAAATATGTGGTAAATAGTTATGATGCGTATAATAATTTAACCAATATATCTTATTATTATATTTCACCAGACATACAAAAAACGGGAATGTATTTTTCACCTGATGAAACAACCGACAAAATAATGTTAAAATTAACCGTAAATCAGTTTTATACAAATGATGATAGGGGTTTAAATGGATTACCTTCCGAAAATACGAGTGTTTTTACCATGGGATTATGGGACGGTGATACCTTTTCTCCCATGAAGATTGATACAAGGAAATATATATATGGATTTTCTTTAAACAATGGTTCTACTTCTTTTCGTCTGATTTTAAAAGATAATTCGGATCGTTATAAATGGTTATATCAATATTCAAGTGCATTAACCACATCAAATTCTGTAAATTTATCCAGTTATATAAATCCAAAAAAAAAAATGTTATATATTAATGAAAACCAGGTAATTACTTCTGATTCCTCAGACGATAATACAGGTACAAATTATAATTTTCAAATTACACCAGTAAGTGAAAGTTTTGTAGAAGGAGCCACGGACGATAGTGATGATCTTTCGATTCAAATTTCCACAATGTTACAAAATTTAGAAAATAATCCTACCAATTTTACAGATGCGATTAATGCCATAAATACGGTTATATCTAACGCTTCAGGTGTAAATTCTGGAAATGCTTGGTATCATTCACAAGGAACAATAAGTAATTTGTTAATGTTTAGAGATACACTTAACGCCCTTTTAACTTGTTATAATAGTCTTAAAACCATGAATGGAAATATGACAACCATTATAAATGGGTTATCCTTAAACATATTATTGAATCAAACTGTAACCGCAAAATCCATATCATTTGATTATAATACCTTTAAATCAACCATTATTGAAACACAAACTGTTCTTCAACAAGTACAAACATTTCAAGATTATATTAATAGTAATCAACAAGTGAATGCTCCTACGTTTACATTTACGGGAATTAGTGTGGATCTAACCTTTTTGTTGTATTTAACCGATTTATTTAATTATTTTACAGAAAAGACAAGTTCATTGTATACACAATTGAATATATTTTATGATTACTTAGGAGCAAAACAAAACGGTTCCTTTCCATATTGTAAACAAAGTTATATTAATGCGGTATTTCCAACCGCTTATCAACATTTTGATACAAGTTTATTGACAATTACTCAAAGTTCCATATCAAGCAGTACTTCAACTATGGATTTAAATGCATTTATTCAAGAAGGAAATAATTTTACAAATAGTACGAAACAATTTTTTGATATTGATTTTCAAAGTATTTATGATTATTTTTATGGTTCAAAATCAAACATTTCGTCAAGCATATCTGATTTATTATCATCATCTGTGTCAATCTACAATGGAGAATTAATGAATTATTATTATGGGTGGCTTATTTCTCAACAATCTTATGCAAATTATTTCAATGAATATTCCACTTGTATCACCAAAATAGAAGCCATTTTGAATTACACAAACGCACAAAGTTCAAATGCATATCAAAACATTCTTACTTCTTATTACGATGATGTATGTACGCCATTTATAAACCAATTCAATTCCTATTTCCCAAGTGCAAACAGTACATCCAATATGTCTTTTTTACGTATTTTGACCTATTATGTAAATAAAATAAGAAGTGAAACCAATAGTGAAAATCAAGCAAAATATTTCGCATTTTGTTATGCAAATATATCTAATGTTTCCATTACAGATGTGAATATTCTATTTAATAATATTAGTAGTTTGGAAACCTATTATACAAATCAAGAATATTTTATGACGTATTATAATAATACTCTCATTGAATCTTACATGTCAAAGTTTAAGTCTTCCGCTACATTGGCCTTAACAGATGGAAATTTAGTTACGAATTCGGATATGATATTAGATTACAACAATGAAACATTAAAAACAACATTAGCAAATATGAGTGGGACGACGTATGAAGGGTTTACATCTTCTTCTTATACATTGAATCCAGATGCAACAACCATTTTTCCTTCAACCCCTGCTTGTTTAGATACAAGAACCATCTATCAATCAACTGCAAATTCAACTAAACTCATAGAAGATGGATATACCTATTTACAAACAAATGGAAATTATGCAACTTTTACCCAATATATGAATACTCTTCTTTCTGACTCAAGTGTTGATTTTACGAGATCTGACGTGTTTAGATGTTCCGATGGAAGTGAAACGATATATCCATCTATAAGTATGGATTTTTATTGTGGAAATACAGCACAACCCACATATGGTGGTGTGTATAATAAAGATATATTTAGTACTGCTTGTAATGATAGTACGTGTGATATAAATCTAACAATGACAATTGAATTAGTCGATGACACTACATCAGGTACTTCTACATTATATATCAATATTAATGATGTGAATAAAGTTACATTAGCAACCGGATTACCATTAACAACTACACTTAATATATTTGAAAATTCCGGTGAATCTTATTCTTTTACGACGTCATCATCAAATGGAATCGGAACAATAGACATGTTGACAAAAATCAGTTCAACAGATATTGTGGGAAATTTAACTGGAAATAAATGTTTAATGGATAATAATAATTTCGTGCGTCTTTATATTTCAAGTTCAGGGATTCTAACCTATGAATACATTCCAAGAATCAAAGAAGAACTTACATCAAGTATATTTGTTCCAAAGCCAATCTACGCTGTGAAACCACCGGATGGTTCTGGTAAATATACGACTTTATATGATATAAATACGGATGAATATAAAGTTGGATCTAATTTAGAAAATGTATTAGGATATGTAGGGTATGATGGAGTATATCACAATATATCAGAATCATCTAGTTCCGGATATCAATTATATCCTGGCTTTTGTTTTAATGCAAATGATACAGATCAACCAACAGACGAAACCGGATGTTCGAATGATACAGAATGTATTGGTACGCTCGATTGGCCTGCAACGGGTTCAACTTCTAAATACAAAATAACACGAGATAATATGGATCGTGTGTATCCTTGTGAAACGGATAGTGTGACAACATCATCCAGTTTTAATATTAAAAAATTTGGAATTAACAGTTCAAATAATGCTTGTATTAATAATGCATCTAATACTCAAATTATAGATTATGCAACCTATGAACTTTTGGAAAAAGGAGATAATTTTGATGATTCAAAATGTGGGTTTAATGTTCTTTTAGATAAAAATCGAACAAAATTGGAAGAAACGCGTGATACTTTCAAACAAACCTTTGAAAACATGTTAATTACCTTCAATGCCTTAAATGAAAGCGAATTACAAATGCTAGAAGCTACCAAAGTAAATGTAAATGAATTATCCACTATGATAACGGATTATAATGAGATAGTAGATAAAACCGCTGGTAAAATGGATCGCGTTACCACATCAAGTATTCAAAAACAAAATAGTCACCAACTTCATAAAAAAATGGAATATAAAACAGCGATTGTAGGAATTAGTGCAATCGCGATGGCGCTCGGTTGTTTACATTACATGAAAAAATAATGAAAGGTATATATAAATGGAAGCTAATATTCAAAATAATACAGAAAATACAATATCAACCATGTCTGCTGCATTTGATAATCAAAATACCTTAATGGATCGCGTTATTGATAAAATGTATAATTATGATTTATATGGTAGATATGGAGATGTGAATCAAGTTCAAGATTTAGACTTATCTGGTATACTATCTGAAAATACACAAACTCAATCTGCCATGCTTGATGCCTTGTATGATGATGCAACTCGTTTATCTAAAACCTATAATTATAGTGCCGAAGAATATTACAACCAAACACTTACAAATGAACGAGTAAAAAATGAAAAAGATGCGGTAGAGGAAAGATATAATATCGTGATTGATGAAATATTATCCAATCAACGAGAACATGAAATATATCGTTATCAATATTATAAACAAAGATCTCAATTATCCATTTTATATTACTTCATTTTGATGATCGTCTTTTTCATCATTATTACTTATTTAAATAACCATTTTACATTTGTTATGAATAACGCATTGTATGCCGCATTAATTGGTATCACTTTCGCCATATTTTTTATTTATACTTGTTATAAAATTTATGATATTGTATTAAGAAGTGAATTTGTCTTTGATGAATATGATACAAGTCCATGGACAAATCCTTCGGATAGTCAGAACAATTCCGCAGATAGTTCAAGTACTAAATGTACGTCGTAAATAAAGATAAATTAAAATCTATTTATATATAAATGGCATTGGATGTGGATACAAATGAAATCGAATATAAAAATATAAATTATTTAAATAATAAAGCATTTTATATATCCGATTTAACGGATGCCACAGATATAGATTTTACTTCTTTATACCAAAATGTTTCTTCCATGAATCAAATCACCAATGATTATATCGATGATCGTAAAAATTTAACACCTAGTTCTGCTTTAATCATTGGCGATGATGAATTGGATACATCACTTATGAATAGTTACTTATCTAATAATTCGATGCTGAAAGAAAAAAGTGAAAATGAAGTACAATATATGAAAAATGTATCCAATCGCCTTAAAAATTTAAAAAATAGGTCAAACAATAATAAATTGGTTCATCAAATCTTAAACGGGGGTGGTGGATTGATTGATGGTACAAGCACAATCGGAGAACTACAGCTCGCCGATTCACAAATTGAAATCTTGAAAGAAGATCAAGAAATGAGAGATCGACAAATAAAAATTAGTGAATATTACACCAAAAAAAGAGAGGATCAAATTTTATTCTTTAAAACCGCATCTTTCATATTAGTCATTTTGTTTGTCTTTGGTATTTTGTTTAAATTTGATATTATTTCAGAAGCATTGTTTACAGGAATTATGGGTTGTGGTTTAGCAGTTTTAGTGATTTATATTGTTTACAAATCATTAGATATGATATTTAGAGATAAAACAAATTATGATGAATATCAAATGTTTTTGAATCCAACGTCTTATTTAAATTTAAACAATAATGGATTAAGTGATTCAGATACACCAATTCATGCACAATCAGACGATACATCTTCGAATTGTGTATAAAAAAATAAATCACTATTATAAGTATGGGTAGTGATTTATTAGATTTATTAAATACAAATGTAAAAGCGATTACGGAAGTATGTCCATCTCTCGTGACAACCAGTAGTCAACCAGGTGGATTAGGGTTAACATTAGATATTAGTTTAGATGTAACTGATGATGATCTTTTAACATATCAAACCGCTTATTTTAATAAAGTAGAAGAAGGCAATACCTATTTAAGCGAATTACAACAAATTGAATCCCAATATTTCTTGGCTAAATACGGATCGGATATATACAATTATTTTAAAACGCAACGAAATGTCTACATGGACAATAAAATTAAAGTTTCATCCACATGTGCAACGGATTATGACACATTAATGAGTGATTTATCCTATGAATATAGTCTTTATCTAAAAACACAAGAAAGTGGCTTCAGCGATCAAGTCAAATTATTTAAAACAAATATGGAAACAATTACAGATGATGTGAATAATATGTTAAATGAAAATGATAAAAACAAACGAATCATGCAATACCGTAATGTTGTTGCCAATGATGTAAATAATCTAAGTTTTAAAGTATCCTTATTTTATTATTTTATTCTTTTGTGTCTTTTTATTTATTTATACGTGAATGATATATTGTTTTTAAAAAAAAATAAATTTTTGTACGTTATTGTCATTTTATTTCCTTTCTTATATCAATATATATTTAAACTAATCGTGTTTCTTTACAATAAGGCGGTGTATATGATAGATGATTCTAGTCCTAAAAGTGCGTTTTTGAATGATAGTATCAATCCCGCGTTTTTAGATGATGGATCATAATTATTGAAAATGGGATTTGTTGTCCATTTCGTCGGTTTTATACACGAAATTGGTCCATCCTCCTTTTGGAATTTTACCATATTTTTTGATGAAATAATCTTTTACTTCTTTTCCCTTTGGTTTGTTTGACATATGCGTATGTTCTTCATCCATATATTTTGAAAACTTCTGAGTCAATTCTCGTTCTTTAATACCGACATTTATTCCACTTTCGTTGTCGCTTGGTACAAAGTAATTATTATGAAATTCTAAGATCACGTCTTGATCTTTGCGATAATCTTCGGTAGCACTCATGACTGGTTTCACATCTTGTACTTTGCCCTGAGTTCTATATGCAATATCAACCAACATGGATAACATAACCGGAGCCCACGTTTTAAATTTTTCATCAATTTTGGTATCTACTTTGTATTGGTGGGGATAATCTTTTTTTGGAAAGTTTGGATCATTGTAAGGTTTGTCTGTAAATTTGGAATTGAAATCTACTTTACGCAATCGACGCCACGTGCCGTCATCATTGCTTACCACATCAAACAAATGATTTGCACAAACGACCAGTTTAAATTGTGGTATAAACGTAACACTGTTCATAAACAACGCACGACATTGAATCGGATCTCCGCCTGTTAGTTCTTTCATGATGCCTTCATTGATTTTATCATTTTTAGAGGGTTCTTGCATAACCGCATAACGCGTTCCCATCAAATTATACACTTCTGATGATGTACTACCTATATTATTTCTTTTTTGTGTAATTAGCGACAATGGAACGGTACTTTTGTAATCACCCAATACCAATGACATCAATTCCACCAATTTTGACTTTCCGTTTGCCCCAGAACCATTGTAAATATTGAACGTTTGATTTTCAATGGTTCCCAGCAAAGTAGACGCTAAATGTTCCCACATATAAGTACGTAAAGAAGAATCACGAGAAATTTCTTTTGTACTGTCCTTTTCATCATATTGTATTTGTTCTGGAAACAATTGAGCCATGAATTCTTCAATTTCCACAATAAGATGTGGCTGCTTTTTTTGATAGTCTTCCAATGGTAGATATACAATATTTGTTGATTTTGAAATATAGTCATCATGTTTACCTTTTCGATGGGTTCTTTCTCTAAAATCAATCACACAGTTGCTACATCCAAGTAAATAATTATCCTTATCTAAATTATTTAAAAACTCACTGTCGTAAAACAAATCTTTTGCCTCTTTCATAATGTTATTTTTCGTGGGTGTTTTTTTAAGCAATTTACAAGTCGCCAACATGTCATTCACCTTTTTCTTGAAATCCGCAAACTCATCTTGATTATTTTGATTGTTAGACAACACAATTGAATTTTGATTCGGATTCACATTGGAAGACAATGCAATATTATTTTGTTTCGCTTGATTTGTGGTTTGAAACTGAATTAGTTTTTGTTCGTATTTTTTATACATTTCATTTGAAATTCGTAGTCGTAATGTGGTTCCACTATCTATCCAAACCCACTTGTTATTTAGATATTGATACCACATATTTTTTTCAATACCAACACATACATATTGAGATTTAAACATATTATACAGTGTATTTGCCAAATCATAATCACCGTTGTTTTTGAAGGAATAGTTGATACAATGATCGATGGTTTGTTTATAAATATTTTTGAATTCTTCATAATTGTATTTTTTACACCAATAAATAATGGATTTAAAACTAAGTCCTTCATCGTTCAACATATCAAATTGCTCCCAATATTCAAGGACATCATTGTGTTGAAAGTCAAAGTCGGAACTTTGGGCGCAAAACAAATACCAAATATAAAGTAAATACCCTTCTGTGTCTTTTTTGCTAGTATTTTTCAAAGCCCAACCCACGCGAATCCACTTTGTAAATGATCCGGGACCCCAAAATTCTTTGGGAAGAGACATGACATATTGATACATTTCCTTGTAGGTATATTCTGTATCATCATCCTCTATAATTGTTTTTACCAATTCTTCTACTTCTTGAAAATTGCGACATTCTTGTAAAGACAAGGACGACACGTTTGTTTTTCGTTTTAACGTTTTATTGGATTTTTTATGAGAACATTCTCTTTTTTTTGTTTCATAATGCGTTTGATATTCGGGCGCAATAGTAAAGGTGTGACAGTTTTTAGTACTACGAACAACGAGTGCTTCAAAATCAAAGCTTTCTTTTTGTAAGTTGATTGATTGCAAATCCATTTCGCTATTTGCAATTGTCATGTCGTAAATATATTTGAGCTGATATGATTCACAACCTGGTTTTTTGGAACCATATAATTGCCAGTTGGCAAACCCTTTCATGACCGCTTCATCAATGACATCAC